GAAACCCAATGTCTAACGCTAAGACCTTCATGTCTTTATGTGAAAGATTTTCCTTAACTATAATGTACAGCAAATGGAAGTTCATTTGACGTATCTACAAATTTGAATGCCATTGAAATACGGGTTATGTCCGGTACTAAAGGTCCATAAGCCAGGTGTGGTATATATCCTTTGAATAGTACAGCTCTTTTTGTGAACGGTTCAATCCTAGTAATTTCTTTAGTTTGCAATTCTAAGTCTCCGCCAGCTTTATCATAGTTTTCAGGTGTAATATCACCTATATATATTAAAAGTGTATAGACATTTGGTTTATTAGCATCTACGTGTAATTTCACATCTTGACCAATTACTTGAAGATTTAAATAAACTCGTTCCAATTTAAAATTTATATTCGTGTATTTCTCTACTCTATTTTTCATTTTCAAAATGAAATTTTTTGCAGAAGGAATAATATTTTCCATATCAAATGTCCAATTGCTTTCAGGCGTCAAATCAACTAGACCTTTTTTATAAGAGTTATCTCTCTCGTTGAAAAACCATTTCCTATTTATTGATTGGTGGTTTTCACCATAGTATTCATCATTTAAATTTAATGATTCCTCACCAGTGAATTGTCTAACCTCTTCTAGCTCTTCATCGTTGATGAAATTATCAAAAATGGTTATATCCTTCATATATTCATCTCAAACATTTTCCTTAACTATAATTTACAGCAAATGGAAGTTCATTTGACGTATCTACAAATTTTAATGCCATTGAAATGCGAGTTAAACCTGGGACTAAAGGTGCATAAGCCTGGTGTGGTATATATCCTTTGAATAGTACAGCTCTTTTTGTAAACGGTTCAATCCTAGTAATTTCTTTAGTGTTCAATTCTAAGTCTCCACCAGCCTTATCGTAGTTTTCGGGTGTAATATCACCTATATATATTAAAAATGTATAATAATTCGGTTTATTATAGTCTGTGTGTAATGGCACGTCTTGACCACGTACTTGACGATTTAAATAAACTCGTTCTAATTTAAATTTTGTATTCGTACATTTGTCTATTCTGTTTTTAATTTTCAAAATAAATTTTTTTGCAGAAGGGATAAGATTTTCCATAGCAAACGTCCAATCCATTAGAACTTTTTTATAACAGTTATCTTCTTCCAAAAAATACCACTGTCTATTTGGAATTGGAGATCCAAAATCTTTGTTATCTAAATTGACTGATTCTTCACCAATGAATTGTCTAGCCTCTTCTAGCTCCTCATCGTTGATGAAATTGTCAAAAATAGTTATATCCTTCATATATTCATCTCAAACATTTTCCTTAACTATAGTATATGAAGAACAAGCAAAAGACAAACTTATTAATACTGACTGTTATTGTACTCGTGGGGGCTGTAGGCTACATGTTCTACAATCCCCAAGTTGTCGAGGTCCCAGTAGAAGTAGCTGTTCCAGTACCAGTGCGTCCAGTACCCACTCGTCGTGGTCACACCCAAGAACCCGAATTTAGGGGTCCCCCTATTAAACAATACAAGCCTGGTCACATGCAACAGATGGGTCTAATCACGAATGGTGATGAGACTCTCCCTCTCTATGGTAAGGAGGTACGTGGTCGCCGTGATCGCTACAATTACTACACCACCACCGGAGGTGAAAATCTTTACCCAGTATCAGTCTCCCACAATGCGCGTGATTGCATGGAAGACATTGGATGCCAAGAGCTATACGGAAATGAAACAGTCACCGTAATGGGAAAGACTGGTTCATTCACTGTAAATATGTACAGGACTGATGATTTCTTCTAATTTAACGTTTTTGTAAATCTTTTGCGAGAGTAGTTGTTGAAGATATGCAAGATAAACAACAACAAGCTGCCATTAAGGCAGTTTGTGGTACTAGGGGCATTCGTAAAATGGTTGTGGTGCTACCACCTGTAATAAATATACATATAATTAGGCATATTACATACCCTATATGCAAAACCATCTAGTATAAGTGATGATTTTTTTATTACGCCGCTGGAGTTTCAACCGGAGTTTCATCTGGAGTCTCCTGACTCTTTTTTACACGTTTCTGTACGTCATTTACAAGTGAACTTGTCTGACTGGAAGAACAGCATGCTGAAAGAGCACAAGCTGCTAATATTGGGGGTGTTTTCATAGGAATTCTCATAATACCCATAAGGCCCATCACTGAACAAAGCAAGCATGCAATTGTGAAACCTAATTGGGTATTACCCATGGGTTCACCGGAGGTTTTGAATAGATTTCCTAACATCTTTACTATAGCTCAACAAAAATTATTTCGTAAATTAGAAATCATATCATATTCTCTAGTTAGAAATCCACTATTTCTACTTAGTTTTACCTTTGCCCTCAATAATTCAACTACTGTGTCCTCATCGAGATGTTTAAGAAAATCCACCTTCGCCTCGATATCGTCAAGTTGATGAGATTCTTTTTTTCCCTGTACATACGGCCACGTATGTTTTCGTAATGACGCAAGTTCTTCTTCGAGTTTTCTAATTCTTGGAAGAAGTACCTTACTAATCATAATTTTTAGTTCAAATACATCAGTCATCTTACCCTAGGTGCGTTTTTTATCTTTATACACAATAAGATGTCACTCCCACAAGGTAAGCGTGAATTTATAAGAAAGTTAGTAGCGGGTTTAGATAATTTAATGGAAATTACACAAATTGCAAATCAAATTGGGATTAGCCCAAGAAACGAAATAGAAGAATTTATAAAAAAACAATTTCTTGTTCAAACTGATACGGGTGAATATAGTGTAAACAAGGTCGCATTCCGTATGGGTGTCCAGGTCCTAGATTTTGATATATTATCCAAAGTATTGATGCATTTAGACAAACTAAAAATTAAACTTAAAAATGTATTTGATAGGGCTAATCTAAACCCACTCTATTTCGATCAGGAAGGTATGTTATACGCCAGACTTATTGAGACGGGTGATCTGAAGACTTTTCTTGATCTGATTTTATATTGATTTTGTCGGGCCTGAAGAAGTCATTGAATGGGCAACCTAGACACCTTCTATGACGTATAGCACAATCGAGCCTGTCAACCTTCTTCATACATGGTTTTTTTCGCGATCGATAGGTTCGTCGCCGTCTTCCAATGTTATGAAAACAAATTGGGGTTTGACCAATAGCCAACATATTAATAGAATTAAGAATGATAACTTTATATTATAATCTCAACCAAGAGTAGATGCAGTATCTTGAATTAAAAAACAAAGCCAAGAAGCAAGGTCTTCGGATCACCAAAACTGTCAAGGGTAAACGTGTGAAGCTCACAGCCAGGGAACTTCGCACCAAAATTAGGATGAACTTTGATAACAGTGTGAAAAATGCACAGAGAGTTATCAGAGTGTGTCAAACTATAGTTGCTCCAACCGTGGTTCGTGCGGGTATTCCTCCCCCACCACCACCTCCTCCACCACCCCAACGACGAGCACCAGTAGTAAATGCTCGACGCGCGAAACTCATGGCTGAGCTTAAAAATGTCCTCAAAAAGAAGGGGATGGCGGCCTAAATCATACAAAATTAATCCCAAAACGTTTCTTCATGAACTTCTCAACACCCTGAAACGTAGGAAAACTCCAGAGGTACCAACGGGACCAAAAACCGGCCCCGCTGATACCGCTCATCTTCCAATTCTCTTTGTCGCTCCGATCGACATTTAACATTTTTGTTTGGATCTTCTTGGGATCTCGTTCTTCTATAGTTTGTCTGGGTACATGACCTCCATGACGCAACACATAGGAACGCATACGTGAAGGATTCTTGTGTTTGGTGTAGTCGGAATATCCACTGGCACCAAAGTCAACAGTCCTGCCGTCTTCTAAGACAGCCCTGAACTTCTTTTTAGGGTTAGGGCTACGAATAATTTTGACGCGCATACTTATATTTTACTGAGATTTTTTAGTTGCCGCAGCAGCTGTAGTGCTCCTTCTTATGACCCATCATCTCAGTCTTGCCGAGGAAGAAGAGCTTTTCGGGGCCACGCTGGACACGGTACATGTGGTCATACATGTGGAGGAGGCCAACGGTCAGCGCAAGGCTGGCAACGACGACACCGTTCATCTTACGCGCGGTGAAGGCATAGGCCGCAATGAGACCGACGAGCACCATCTGGACGATGGTAAGCTGGGGGAGAGCGGGCATGGAGAAGCGAGACTCGGTGGTCGCAACCTCCTCAGTGGGCTTGGGCTCGGCATACATGGACTTGGGGTATCCGGGCATTTTTATTATCTACTGAGAAAATAATGTGGCGGTTTATGTTTGTGCCCATACTGATGGTCCTGTATGATTATGTAAAACCACCTATAGACCACCTCTATTTTTCAAATCTACATCGACCACTCCTTGGTATACAAAATACATTTAGGGAAATTGTTAAATGTCTACCAGAGTATGATGTAAAGAATTATCCAGGTCTTCTTCTACTGAAACTCCATTATCCCAAATTACGTGAAGAGTTTGAAAAAGTTTCACCAACTCTAGAAAAGACGTGGTACCATGATACTAACCCATGGTTTGAAAAGAATGATGGATACTATTTTTATAAAGCTGAACAATTCCCACTCCTAAATAGTCTCATTCGTCAAATACCATGTATAAATAGAGAGGGTGCTTCATTTGCGGTCATAGAGGGTCCCATGGTTTTACACCCACATCGTGCTGAATCAAATGAACTCCTACGATACCAGTTGACTATACATGGTGATGGAGATTGTAGCTTGTACACTGATAAAGGTCGGCACATACACAAAGAGGGTGAAGATATCCTCTTTGACCACGCGAGATATCATGAACTGGCGAAAACCGGGGACGGTCGAAGGGTTGTACTCATCTTGGATATTCACAGGTGATTGTGACACACTGCTTCATACATATCACTTCCACCGATAAGTTCTAGGGTTTTGTCTTTGACAATCCTCTTGGTAAAAGGACCCGGTGTTCCATCGTTACAATGCATACACAGTGCTGAAAGTTTAGTTACGTCACTTGCGAGAGGGATACAGTCGATGAGTTCACCAAACTTTCTCTGAAAACAGTCTCCATCAAGACCTGCGATAATAATTGATTTTTCTAGGTATAAACACCCTTCTATGAATTTTTTGAGTCTGGGAAAGAATTGTGCTTCATCTATGGCTATTATATCAGCCCGCTCAAATTCATCCGTATCGATGATATCAAATAGGTCATACACTTTGTGGCAATTAAACTTAACATTGTCATGCGTTTTCAAAACTTCTTCAGGTGATCTGGTATCTTTCGCTGAGTTGACAATCATGACTTCCTTACCTATGACTTTTAGACGCTTAAGTCGACGGATAAGTTCAGAAGTTTTACCGGAAAACATATTCCCCATAATAATCGAAAGTCCCATCTCAACTAATTATTATAATATTGTATTTTTTATATGGGTGAACTTCACAAATGTATCTTCAATGGCCACAGGGGATACTACAATCCTAGGACAGGTCGTGTCAGGTTCGGAAAATGCATCTATCCCAATATCGCTTCGGCTATAAAATATCTCAAGTAAAAGGTAAGATGCCTCTCACCGATGCTCAAATTGCTCGAAAAGTTGGGCAACTGCGTAGAACAGAAGGTCAAATCTATGCACCCCTCAAATACTTCAGGGGGCTTGGTACTCTCAAGGAGGTTGAAACTCGTTACAAGAAGATGCTCAAAAAAGATTACACCAAGTTTAGAACAGACGAAGGAAGAAAGACGAAGACTTCCTCCTACACCCAAAAGTTCAGGAAAAGGTACGGCTCAGATGTCAAGTCGTTGCCAGATATTGCTAAGGCTACTGGCATTCCTTTAAAGACTGTGAAGACCATCTACAATAGGGGACTCGCTGCGTGGAGAACCGGGCATCGTCCGGGAGCCTCTCCACAAGCGTGGGGGTATGCTAGGGTTCATAGTTTCGCCACTAAGGGCAAGACTTATTATACGGCTGATAAGGATTTGAGGTAATATTAGTTCCATACACTTTCCACAAATTCCTTTGACCATGTATGATGACTATTTTGGGTTTCTAATGTCGTGAGAACAACATTATCTGTCGTATATCCTTTACCATTATCAATTCTTTCGAGGGACACGCGCCAATCACCGTCAATGTTCATTGGAATATCTAAATAATAACACCGTCCACGTTGCTTTTCCCATATGTCTATAAGATATTCAATAGTAATTTCACTTTCTCGATGATTACGACCCTTCGCGTTTCTTTTTTTCGTATGACCTATAGAATTATTTTTTAATTTTCTCAACATAGCATACAATCTTGGTGGAGTATTTCCCCGTTTTGATTCAATAGAATGTTGGTTATATGGAATCGAATTATATATTCTTGATTTGTGAACTTCATGCTCGTCGTATGTATCAGTATTACGCAAATTATACACACTCATAAATTTTTCACGTGACCATTGAGTATGACCAGTCTGAAAAGCTATATGTATTAATACACAATTTTCGGTACTGTAACCACGTGTTTCATCCAAACGTTCCAAACTTACACATTTTGGTGTAAGCCTTCCACTACTGTAAGCACATTTGAAATTTTCCTCTTCCAGGGTATCGGCAACCCATGTTCCAAAGTAATCTCTTGTCCAATCAAATTTGTGTTCCCTGGAAGGTGCTCTGCGTTCTGAAGTTTCACCATTGCGGATTTTTGTCCTACGTTTTGATCCGTCATACAATGACCCTGTCTTATATCGCCATGTGTCTGTGCGAGAATTGTTTCGACCTCCGTACATTTGTCCATTCATCTCTACCTTTGGAATTTGGAAACGGTTTGGAATCCGTATGTTTGTAAGAATTTGAGTTTTGGATTCATCTTCATACCATGTAGTGATAGATCTACATACAGAACGACCTAGATGTTGAGATATATACACAGCCGCGGCTATGTTAGACCTGAAACATAAACCCCTGTTTATCCCATATTCGGGTATTGGTAAAATTTGATATGGTCTTTGCCTGTGAAGGTCTTCTTTTTTTCTGATGTACCAAAAACCAGTTTTATTTGTCTTGTCTGGAATCAATATGAGTTTTTCATTTTCAACTATAGTTTTTGCTTCTTCGTCGTCTATAGTTTGTAAATATGTCAATGGAGATAAACGAGGAGCCATCCCCAATTTAAAACTCAACACCCATCCTCTTTAACCATGACCACCTCAGTCAACAAAAATATGCGTTAAATACAAGATGGTTCACCTAGACCGAATACACGAAGAAATTCGTGTTTTAAACATAAAAGACGAAACCTTACTATCGTTTCGTGTTTTTGAGAATTTCAATAAAAGACTTGATCATTTTAAGACGATAAAGTTGGGTATGTTCCCAGACCGTCTTAAATTGACTGAGGAAGAAGAGGAAGAAAAGCGATATATTGATACATATTTCAAAACCTTAGGGGAGTTGTTTCCAGAATTAGAGGCTAAATGGCGGAGGAGATATTGTTAAAGATTACAATCTATAGTTCTAGGAAGTCTTCAAATGTGTGTATTTCTTTGTAGTCTATAGATTCCGCAAACTTACGGAGTTCTTCGGGGAGGTCACTCGGGACTAGGCAGCTCTCGATGTATACACGTGAGATTGACATATCCCTGTTGTCGAAGTATGTCAAAAGTTCCCATAGAGTTCCTTTATCGATGGTCTCCATGGCTTTGCAAAACCTATTTTCAGAGAATGATGACCCATCGAGAATGTTATCATTGATGTACAACTCGGTAGGATCTTCAATCCATTCTTTGTTTGGCCAAGGGAGGAAGCTGGTGTAAATCTCATCAGCTAACATTGAACCGTTCATGAGGGTACTGAGACCACCTGCGATGTATTGGATGAACTCTTTCTTTTCGGAGGTAATTGACATCTTGTGTTGGTTGGACGTTAAAGGATGATAAAATCGTAGAACTTCAAGGGACTTAGGTGTTTAAAAGAATAAAACCTTCATGAAATAAATGGGCAGCCCCCGTGCCCTACGTTCATCACCTCGTTTCATGTCTATGACCAAGGATGCTAGGCGTCAGCGCTCCCCTCCACCTGAAGAACCCAAGGAACGAATCTCTTGGGACGACTACTTTCTAAAAGCTGCGACTCTGGCATCTATTCGCTCCCCATGTGACAGACTAAAAGTGGGGTGTGTTATAGTGAAGAACAATAGACTCATAAGTATGGGGTACAACGGATTCCTCGCTGGTACAGATCATAGGTCTATCGTACGTTGGGGTCATGAACAGGCCACGATTCACGCAGAGATTAATGCCATCACCGATGCAGCGAAGAGAGGTGTCTCCATCGATGATTCTGTGGCCTACATCACACATTATCCATGTATCAACTGTTTCAAAGCCCTCGCGAGTAGTGGTGTCAAGAAGATATATTACCAAGTTGATTACAAGAATGATCCAATCCTCGAAGATTTGGGCTACGGAATTTCTCTAATAAAGTTATAGGATGATACTTCTTGACCAAATAGCACGTTACATATCCAAAGATATCATGTTACCTACACGATGTTATGCGACTAAAAAGCAACTCGTATGTATAAAGGATTGCTGTGATTGTAAAATTTTCTGTAAAAAACCACCAAAAGGTTCAGCACCTGCGGTGGTACTATTAAAGAATAAATACCCATAAAGAGTAATGGATCTTTCAAGTTTAACTAAAAAGGATCTTTCCAGGCTTCCCAAAAACCTTTTGGATATACTCCAATCTAAAGATCTCTCGATGCCTCAGAAAATGATGGCATTTAACATGTCCATACCAAATCTACCAGCTACTCCAGAACACGATAAGGCATACGACGACAACCTGGAGGTTGGTCGTACGATTAAGCGTCTTGTGAAAGAGGGGAAGATTAGCATTAATGGATTAGACAAGGACTTTAAACTAAACATAATTACCAACTCGCAGTAGCGACCTGATGACGCTGGTTTGCCTCCGGGTCAGCTTGTGCGGGGTCAAATACAATCTTGCGCTTCACTTGAGACGTTTCCTTTCGTTCCACGTGAGATGTTTTATTACCCGATGCATATGGGACAGAGGAATGGTGTAAACAGATGCGCACCTTGCCATCATCATTTCGCTTATAGCCAAATGTATATTCAACCTCTGAAATTTCACCAGTTGTGGCACACGTGAATTCATAGGTACCCATAGCGTGTGCCACTTCACCGTGACAGTCAATCTGGTGATTATTGAAGATCACCCTACTGAAACCCTTTTTGGCATTGATGGCGAACCCCTGATCTTCTTTGAAACCACTAATTACTGCATCGTGACCCACAAAGTAAGACATGGCATCGTTGGCGGTAGGACGAAACTGTTGCTCTGCAGCTTTCGTGGGTTTGAAGAGTACGTTAGAGTGGTCATACCCATACAAATCACCCGCGCGTTCACCTGCGAGACTCACGTAGTCACCACCTGAGAGAAATGAATTCGAGATATCTACGATAGACTGCGCCCAGAAGTTCTGTGCCTCGATGACTTCACGTTCGGTCACATGGTTGATAAGTTGAGAGGCTTCATTTAGATCAGAAAAATCTTCCATAACCTGTGTCATTGGTGGACGCCTACGAGTAGTTGACGATTTACTAAATCCACGAGCTGCATTGATTTCTGTATCATATTGTTCCGGGTCGGTAAATACTCGAGTTCTAACGTTGCGTGTAAGTGGGGTCATAGAGGTGAGTGTGAAAGACATGTTTGGTATCTAATGCTTCTATTCTTTATCCTTCTTTTGACCTGGGCGAATAGCCCACTTATTCTCTTTGTTAAACTTCTCATAATCAATCTCTTTAATCTTAAATTTCTCCATGATGAACTTCTTTAGGGGATGAACACCCTTTTTAGAATCTTTGTTTTCTTCCTCGTTTGGGGGGCGACGCCTCCCCTCACCTGGAGCTTCAGCTGGTTCTACAAAATCATTCTTCTTGGCTTGGACACGGATATTGGGTCGTACGATATTAGGCTTTAGTGTAAACATTTTACTATGGGTAGACATTATCTTTAGTAATGAATTATACCATTGGCTGCTAGACCCAATTTTGCCGCAGTCATGACAGTAAGACCAATCGCAATTTGGGGGTACTCCACCTTGAGTAGACGACCAGCGATTGTCATGGGTAGAATCCATGTGACGAGTTGGAGTTGTGCGTAGTTCACGAGGTCGGGGTTAGGAAGTGCGGCTTGAACACGCTTGGGTTGTGCGAGACGTCTGTTAGACCTCTTTCTTTTTTGAAGTAACTTTGTGGGAGTTTTCTGAATATTGACGGGTGCAGCGAGTGTTGCCATTTTTCTACATTTTTCAACATTCTAATCTTTAAACACCTAAGTGGAGCCCGACTCCCATAATAATCATTCAACATGTCTACTACCATGAACTCCCGTTCTATTACCGACTACATCCTCAAGCTCGAGAAGGAGAACTCCGAACTCCGTAAGGTTCGCGCCGTCCTCGGCGACATTGATTCTATTGAAGAGTCTCGAACCAAGATTGAGCAGCTCAAGAAGCTTCTCACAGAGGCCAATGAAGAGAAGGTCGATGCCCTCAACAAGCTCAACGACCTTGAGTACAAGTCTTCTCTGTACGACACGACCTCTCGTGTTACATCCAAGAGTTGCACTCTCAATCAAGGTCTTGTCAATCGTATGATTGATCTTGCCCGTGCCTCTAATGATTTCTACAAGTCGGCGACTTACCAAAAGGCTGCAGATGTTATCTCAAACCTGGACTACGAGGTCCAAACTGGTGAGAGCCTGATGCATCTCCTCGGTATTGGTAAGGGTATTGCTGCCAAGGTTGATGAGTACCTCGATGAGCAGGACTCTGACTACGAGGAGTCCGAGTGCTCCGACTCTGAGTCTATTGCCTCCAATGATGAGGGCTCATTCGTTTCTGACACTGACGCCTCCTATGTGTCTGGGACTGAAGACGAGGAGTACTTTGTCTCTCACAATACAGGGCTCGCTGAAATGATCTATGAGTATGCTGACAGGGCTGAAGACAATTTCAAGCGCGATGCATACACCAAGGCTGGTGATACCATCTACAATCTTTCTTACAAGATCACCAGTGGTAAAGATGCTATGAAGCTTCGAGGTATTGGGAAGTCCATCGCTAAGAAGATTGACGACTACCTCAATATCAAGAAGGAACCCTCCATGAACGAGAAACTTGCCACGTGTTTTCTCAAACTTGGAAACCTTGAAGAGCCTGTTTACAAGTCTGAGGCATACTGGAATGCGGCTGAAAAGATCCGAGACCTCGATTATATTGTAATGAGTGGTGATGACGTCAGGCATCTCCGTGGTTTTGGACCCTCAATCTGTGACAAGATTGATGAATATATCAACACTGGAAGGATGCTGAGACTCGAAGAACTCAGCTAAACCCATGTGGGTGGTTGTTTGACCTTCTTTTTTGGTTTACGCCCGAGACGAGAGAGTAAATATACATAAAACAATAGACCGTAACGTACCATTTCTTAATAAAATCCTATATTTTTAAACTGAACGAATCTTTCTTCTTACCATCATATACATTTACAATTCCTGATTCTATCATTTTTTGGTTTACCGACTGTTTATCCCCCTTGCGTCTATAGACTGTCACCAAGGGTCTACCATACTTGTCATTTTTACCGCATTCAATCCACACTAAACCATTCACCTTGTTTCTACACATAAACGGATTCCATAATCGGAAAGGTGCGCGATCATCAAAACCACATTCCTCCTTAAACATGTCACGGGCAAGTCTAGCTAGATGAATATGATCGGCTCTAGCTCTCATACCGAGACTGGGTTTCATTTCAGCTGAATCATACCCAATGGTTCTAAAAGTAAACTTTAGAGGTCGACCATGAAGTATGATAACCGCTTTGAATGTATCTCCATCATATACACTCGTGATTTTTGCATATCCCTCATAATTATTAAGACTAAAAACTGGTATCGAATCATCAACACCAGAAAGAATTCTTTTAGTGAAACAGCAATTCATATATAAAGAGGTCTGAACTCCTCTTTAAACTTTTTCTCAGTATAATACAAAATGACTCCAGTACTCGTATCTGTGGACAAGGCAGGTGATCTCAAGCTGGGACGCAAGAAGTGCCGTCTCCAGAAGAAGGCTGATGTAATGAAGGTTGCCAAAAAGTATGGTATCGTGAACCCCGACAAACTCACAATTAAAGAGATGTGTGAGGGCCTTAAGATGCGTGCCAAGAACACCCCCCTCGCGAGGGATCTACTCCGCCATGCTGCCAAAAGGGGTGTTCGCACTGATAACTTACATCTGTACAATAACGTCCCCCTAGCCAAGTTGTACCCCGAAGCTGCCAAGAAGCGCGCTGCCGCTAAGAAGCGTGCTGAAAAGAAGGCACTCGACAAGAAGGTTGCCACCAACTTCATGAAGGGTATGGTGACTAAGCGAATCGTAACCCCCACTCGTGCCACAATCAGGGCTGTTATGCCTATGCCCAAGCCTCAAAAGAAAGCCATGCCCCTGACCAAGGATGTAGCTA